GTGGACTTGTCCGTGGAACTTTCAAGAAGGAGCTTCTTCTGCTGACGCTGCAAAGCCTTACGTTTCCGGTCTTTTTCCTTGATTCGCTCGTATGTGTCCAGGCTCTGGTGCTTCTCCCAGTTCGGAATCGTGACCGTGTTATTGATGATCTCGATCATGTCGAACTTCTCAAACACCTTGAACGCCATCCTTACGACATTGAGCGGCCGGCGAAAGACCGTGGCCAGCATTTCGTCCGTGTAGGGAATCCTGTCATTCAGCATCAGGATCCCGCCGTTGTTCTGCTTTCCTGCGAAGCACAGGAGCTTGAACCAGATCACGATGATGCTGTCCGCTTCCGGCATGGATTCAATCAGCAGAATCTTTTCGTCATCGAAGATGTCCGTCACGATCTTGATCCATTTGACCTCGGACGCCATCTTCTATCACATCCTTTCGGAGGGGCCGGAGTGGGTACCGGCCCCGTGTCATCAGAACGGAAGTTCATCCGTCTCTACTGCGGTGAATCCTGCGGGCGCTGAGGGCGCCGTCTGGGCGGGTGCCGGTGCGGGAGCGGGTGCACCCTGGGCCGAAGCAGCTGCAGCGCTGTTCGCGTCCCTGGGCGTCAGGAATTCGACCTCGTTGGCCGTGACTTCCAGGTTCGCGTGCACCATACCGTCATTCCCGGTGTACGTGCTGACGTCCACCGTGCCGCTCACGTACACCTTGCGTCCCTTTGCCAGGTACCGCTGGCAGTTCTCGCCGAGTTCCCGCCATGCGCTGACGCGGTAATACTTGGCGGTCGGCTGCTGTCCGGCGTCCCGCTGCGCTTTCGTCAGCGGCTTGTTCACCGCCACGGAGAAGCTGCAGACATTGATGCCGCTCTGGGTGGTCCTCAGCTCCGGATCACGGGTGAGGTTCCCGATAAACTCAGTCCTGTCCATCAGTCATCATCCACCTTCCCGGTGGCTTCAAACTCCTTCCGGCGCTTGTAAGCACCCATGCCGGTCACGGCGAGCACAATGGCATCATTAACCAGGTCGTAGTTGCTGGTGGAACCGGTGTCGATCTTCGCCTTGATATCGGCGGTCAGGATATCCAGGGCCGCAGCCTTGGCTGCCAGTTCCCGGTATTCATTGCCATCCATCAAAATCTGCGCGTTCATCTCGAGCGTTTCCGGGCAGACATCCTGCATCCGGTAATTGGGGTTGGGGTATCCTCTGACTTCACTCATGGTTGGTTCTCCTCTCATAAATAATTTTTTCTGATCAGCCGCATCCACATATCATGCGAATACAGCGCTTCAAACTTCCGTTGGGCTTCCTGCTTCAGCTGCAGGTTCTTCTCTTTGTCGTACTGGGCCCCGTTGTTTCCGGTGTGGTGCTCATGGCAGAGCCACACTTTCAGGCCGTACTTCTCGCTGATCCTGCGGTTGGCCACGCCGGCGAAGATGTGATGCTCTTCCAGTCCGGCGCGGCTCTCGCAGAACCAGCACTCTTTCCGGGTCTGCAGAATTGAATTAGCCATCGGTCAACCATTCCACGCCTTCCGGAAGTTCGACATCCGGATACTCGCGCATCGGGTACCAGGCATATACGCGCTCGTTCCAGTAGCTTCCGGATTCCTCGTGCCATACCAGGCCTTCCTTCGGCTGATCCTTCATGATCCATCCGTCATTAACACGGGCCGAACCGAACCAACGGCTTTCCCGGACTGCAAACTGTTTCCCTGTCGGTTTGAAGCAGTCTTCTGTATAGCCTTCCTTGATCTGCTCAACCTGGTCATAGATCAGGATCACGTCATAGACGCCTTCCTTGTCCGGATTCCCATGCTTCGCGACATAATTCCAATACGGCATTTCTCAGTCTCCTTTCGCGGGGTGAGCGGCTTCATATTCCGCCCACTGCTGTTTCATCTTTTCCAGTTCGGCCGGGGTCGTGGTCTCGATTCCGAGCTCCTTGGCTTCCTTGATCGCTCCGTCAATCACCCGGGCCATTTCCTTGGTGTCCATCTTGTGGCTGTCCTTGTAGACCTTCCACATGTTGCACATCACGCCGTTGACTTCCCGCTGGTCGTAAACCTCCGCGTACTTGTAATACTCGGTCGCGTCTGCTTCCCGGGGAAGGACGAACATCAGGTATTTCCCGTCTGCCGTCCGGGCCAGGGTGCCGTAGCTGGTGATCAGCCGGATCTTGACTTCCTCGTCACTCTCGCCGGTTTCCGCGGCGATCTTGTTCACCAGAACGTGGAAGTAGCTGTTGGCGTTCTTGCTCCGGATGTTCCGATGCTTCCGGATCTCGATATCGCAGTCCACCTTGGCCAGCTCATCGAAGACATCGCCGTTAATCTTGTTCTCCGTGATGATGGTCACAGACCATTTGCCTTCCTTGTTCCGGAACATCGTCTTCGGCCTGCCGGTGATCTTGATCTCAGCCATCGCAGACCCACTTTTCTTCGTAGATCTTCAGCAGCTCCGGCTTCGATTCCAGCCAGTTCATAAAGTCGCTGATGATTTCCTCAATCGGTCTGCAGGTATGCCGGTTGTAGGCTTCGGTGTACAGATCCTCGCCGTCGCTGACCAGGTACACGAACTCATACGCTTCCGGCAGGCACCGGAGGTAGGCGCTGTGCTGGCTGTGTCCGCGGTAGCTTCCGTACAGGTCCAGGCTTCCGAAGCTCTTCGCCTTGAACTTGATGTCGTAGATCACCCCGGCCTTGACCACATCGCAGAACCCGTGGAGCCAGAATGTCCGGTCACCGATCTGCAGATCCGTGTCAACGTGTACCTGCCACTGGCCGCCTTTGACGATTTCTGCCACCTTCCGGGCGCCTTCGTTCCATTTGCCCGGCGGTACCTCGTGACCCTGCGCGATGTCCCAGACGAGGTTCTCAAAGGCCTTGCCGTTGGCAATCGCTTCGTTTTCCTCGATGGGCTCCCGGTTCAGCGTCTTCAGGAAGTCGTTCATCGCGTCCTCTTCGCCGCCTTCATAGCAGTCGAAGGTGTAGGCCCAGCTGTCGAGCAGCGTTTTCGTGATCCGGGTTTTCACTTGGCATCACCCGCCACATACGCACCTTCGGCTTTGCTGAAGGCCAGGCCCAGGGTTTTGCACTTGTCGTTCAGCATCTTGCTGGCTTCCTTCTTGCTGGTCAGCGCGTGGTTCAGGCTCAGCAGAGCTTTCATGCAGGCGTTGGCCGTGTCTGCGTCCGTCACGCCTTCCACCATGTCCTTGGCAGCTTCCACCGCGCCGCGGTAGATCTGCATCTGCTCCGCAACGCCGTCATTCTCGGCCTGCATATTTTTCCGGGCGGTATCGAACAGCTTCGCCAGGAAATCATTCGGCACATCGTTCTTCAGATTCGGGATTTCCACATGGCCTTCGATGCCGTGGCATCCCTTGGCGAAGAACTCATCCTCCGGAGTGAAGCAGGCGTACCGCTTGTTACCCAGCATCTGGATGTAGGCCCCGAAGTCGATGCCGGTCCATACCGTGTTCCGGAAGGAACCTTCGCAGCGGAGCCGCTGAATCGGATTGCCGTCCTTGTCGGCTTTCTCGTCGCAGTGGAAGATGAAGATGACGTTCTTGTTCATGACCGTCTTGATCCGGTTCACGAAGCTTTCCAGCTCGCTCTTCACATATCCGAATCCCTTCAGGCCGTTGAAGGCGCCGGTCTTGGTCTTCGCGTCGCTCTTGGTCCGCATGGCCCAGTCCTTCAGATAGTCGACCAGGCTGCCGGCGGTGTCGATCACGATCGTCTTGGCCGCGAAGGCTTCCGGCGTGTTCAGGTCGTTCAGCACTTCCTCATAAGTGGAAGCGGAGAGCACGTTGGCGTTCATCCGGTGGACGGGGTTCGTCCGGCCAATGCCGTGCTCCAGGTCGATCAGCAGCGTATCGCCGCCGTTGTTCCCGTCGCTCAGGGCGAGGGTGGTCTTTCCGATACCCGGCGCACCGTACAGGATCACGCCGAAGGTCTGTTTGCTGAAATCAAGTTCGTAACCGTGCTGAATCATTTGACTTTCGTCTCCTTTCGTTAATCGAGGAATGCGGGGTCCGCATCCGTTTCTGTGACACAATGGTTGCATCCGATCACGATTCCGTCCTGAAGGAAGAACGTGTCGGCTTCATCCCCGCAGATGGGGCATTTGACCGGGTCCGGGGAAGGGTAACCGTTCAGCTCCGCGTCCCGGATCCATGGTGCATCAGGTATATGCTCCACGCTGCACCTCCAGGCTGTCATCACTCCACAGGACGATCCTGTCTCCGGCCTGGGCGAGCACCCAGCCCTGACGGGTCGGAACGTGGAGCAGATGGTTGTTCATGTCGATCAGGATCCTGCTCCCGAGCTGCGCCTGAAGCTTCGGCCCCGGCATGCTCGGTCCGGCTTTTGATCCTCCGATCGTGAAGGAATCCACTTCAACCAGGTCTCCCATTTGATTCTTGTCCTCCTTTCTGATAGAATGGTTTCGTAAGGTTTTTCTCAGGGGCCGTTTCCGTTGCAGCGGAGCGGTCCTTTTCCTGTGTCCGGGTCATACTTTCATCACCCTTCCGCCGATTCCGTCCGCAACTCCGCGGGCTTCACGCAGCGCGGTGAATTCCAGTGCGCATTCCCGGCGCTTGGTGATCACATGGCCGACCGTCTGCGGATATCCCTCAAAGGTCTTTCCCAGACCGGCCACATACAGACCGTTTCCGATCACGACCACCCATCTGTCCCGGTAGTCTGTCATCGGATCAGCCACCCCGCGATCCACAGGGCGGCCATGCCGACCATCGCCAGCGCGTATCCGACTTTCTCAAGCCGTTTCCGGGCCAGCTCCTTCGCGGCCTGGTGCGTTTCAATCCGCCACTGTAAGTAAGCTCTCACGTCCATACTGCGCTTCCTTTCTGGCCTTCCTGGCCCGCGTCCGTTCTTCCAGCGCTTCCCGTGCCCCCGGCTGTTTCAGGTATTCACGCAGCCCGGAGATGATGCACTGTCCGAACCTCCTTCCGGTTTCGTCCGGGATGGAATTTACGTCCACCTTCACAGCGTCCATGGTCTTCGTCTCCTTTCGGAAGTTCAAGCGCTTTGAACTTCAAGGGTAAAAAAATATACGCTCACTTCGGAATCTGCGATATCAAGCAGCTCGCAGGCCCGGGTGATCTCCCGCTGATCGAAGCAACGGTGATTGTTCAGTTTCTTGGAAAGCGATTCGCCAGTCATGTGCATCGCTGCGGCAAACGCTTTCCGGTTCCCGAACTTCTCAATGATCCGTCCGATCAGCTTGTCGTACTTGTACGCCATGTGTTTGTTACCTCCTTTCCGATGTTGTCGAAAAGTTCAACGCTTTTGAACTTCGGACACACTATAACACCGTTTCGGCAACTTTGCAACACTTTTTTTCAAAGTTTTTGAATTTTGGTTCTTTTTTGGCTTGAACTTTTGTTCAATACATGATACAATAACGGCAGCTCTAATGAAGGAGGTGACAGGAATGGGAAGAGCTACAACGGCCCAGCGGCTGCGGGAAGTCATGGAGAAGCGCAATCTTCGCCAGGTGGATGTAGTGGAAATGTCAAAGCCGTTTTCTGAAAAGTACGGTGTGAAGCTGAACAAGAACGACCTGAGCCAGTACCTGTCCGGCAAGGTTGCGCCGAAGCAGGATAAGCTGACGCTGCTGGGCCTGGTGCTGAATGTTTCCGAAGGCTGGCTGATGGGCTTCGATGTCTCCCCGGATCGGGCAACAGAAAACGCGCCCGAAGCTGGCCAGACAGACGGGCGCGTGACTGAGTGCATGGAGCTGTTCTCACTCCTGAGCGACACCGAAAAGGATCTGGTTATTCGTCAGATAAGAGGGATTTTATCTTCTCGATAACTTCTTCCTGCTGCTGGTCGCTGAGGAACCTGAAGAGCTCGGCCAGGAGGATGAGCCGCAATTCTCGACTCCTGGCCTTCTTTTCAATCTTTTCCATTCCTGCACCTCCTCTGTGAGATTTTCAGCGTCGACACTCCCGGACATTATACCGGAAAGCCGGACAAAAAACACCAAAAACGGACATTGTCCTGAAGAAAGGGACATATACACAACCTGTTGTATAAACGCTCATTACGGAACAACTATTGCAGAAAGAGGAATCGCCATGTTTGATGAAACGCTTGTCACTGAAAGCAGACTCACTTCTGCGAAAAAGAAGGAATTAACTCCGCTCCGTTTGTATCCGGAAGATCAAAATGCTTTTTTCGGAGGATCATCCGGAGAAATGTATTTCACCACGCTGGATGAATGCCAATGCGTAGACTTTGCGCTCAATGGAAGAGTGCAGCCGTGTAAGCATATGATCCGCCTGGCCATGGAATTGGGTCTGATGGATTGCTCAGGGATGCAGTCAGATCCGGAAGGTGCAAAGGCAAGATACTGCATCAATCATGCAAAAGATTATATCCGGGAAACGCCTGTCGCTCAGATGGTCCTTTTCCTGCGTCCGATCTGTGAATTGCTTGCCGGTGGTTCATATTTTGGCGGTCCGCACCGGCTCGATGAAGCATTTGATATCAACGGCATAGAGAATTGCCCGTTATTCGTTGTCAGGAAAAACGGAGACGTTGACATTCAGAAGAAGTACAGGAAAGACCTCGAGAGCCTGCTTGTAATCGTTCGGAACCGGCTCGGAGAGCTTGCTCTTGAGCGGATTTTTGACGATGACCTGGTCGAAATGCTCGGAAGGAAAGTTGATAATGACTGAAAAAGCCGTCATCTATGCCCGCTATTCCTCGGATAACCAGCGGGACGCATCCATCGATCAGCAGGTGAAGGCCTGCGAGAAATACGCCCTGGAGCAGGATCTGCAGATTCTCCGGGTGTACGATGACCGCGCCCTGACCGGAAAGACGGATAAGCGGCCGGCGTTCCTCCGGATGATCCGGGATTCGGCAAAGCGGGAATTCAAGTACGTGATCGTCTATTCGCTGGACCGGTTCAGCCGGAACAAGTACGACAGCGTGATGCACAAGCACACGCTGAAGGAGAACGGCGTCACCGTGCTCTCTGCCATGGAACACATTACCGATGATCCGACCGGCGCCCTCATGGAATCCATCCTGGAGGGCTTTGCTGAGTATTATTCCCGGGAGCTGGCCCAGAAGATCCACCGCGGCCTGACGGATAACGCAGAGAAAGCTATCGTCAACGGCTCCGTTCCGCTCGGGTACCGGCGCGGCAAGGATGGCCACGCGGAGATCGTGGAAGAGGAAGCTGAGATCATCCGGGAGATCTTCCGCAGGGTGAAGGAAGGCGAAATGCTGATCCGGATCGCGGAGGATTTCAACCGGCGCGGCCTGCGCACAAAAAAAGGCGCTCTCTGGAACAGATCGTCTTTCAACAAAATTCTTTCCAACGAGCGCTATATTGGTGTATATTTGTACAAAGATCACCGAATCGAGGGAGGTTTCCCGTCCATCATCGATGACGATACCTTCCGCGAGGTCCAGACATACGTGAAAAACAAACCGAAAGGACGGGGAACGGTGAAGAGACGAAAGAGCAGCGCCTTCACTTATCTGCTGACCGGGAAACTGTACTGCGGGGAATGTGATTCCCCGATGTCCGGGGTCTCCGGCACAGCCAGGAATGAAGATCTGCATTATTACTACGTCTGTACGAAGAAGCGGTACGAGAAGGGCTGCCACAAGAAGAACGTGCCGCGGGACGAGATCGAGCGGAGGATCACTCAGGAGCTGAAGCAGCTGCTGGATGATGACGAGCTCCTGGAATGGATGGCCGATAAAGCCATCGAACATCTGGAAAGCGAGAGGAACACCGCCGAGATTGATTCGCTCCGGGCGAGCCTTGAGGAAGCCACCCGGAAGCGAGACAACCTCAGGAAGAACCTGGAG